TGCTGCTGTTTGGTATATCGATCAGAGCGCTTCAATAGGTCTTTCTGGCACTCGTTGCGATAGCGGAGAAACAGGTGTGGGGGCAGGTATATATTTTGATTCTATCGATACAAATGAATTTAAAGTACAAATAAGCTCTTCTGCAGCAAATACAAATGGAGTTTTAATCGATACAGCGTTTAATTTCACAGACACGAGTGAGAAGTACATTAGAAAAGTTTTTAGCACGAATCCAATATTGACAAACGCTGCAGTAACTGATACTAGTAGTAACTCATTTACACGATACTGGCTAGGTGAGTCATATGAGGGTGCGGTAAGTGAAATAGACGGTGGAGATACTACAAAACAAATTGGTGTAATTTTACCTCTTTTAAGCGGCACAACTGCTAACGGCGCCGATTTTAATAGAGATTATCAAAACGCAGAAACAGGATTTTTCTTTTCACAAGATTTAGCAATAGGTAAAAGTGCCACCGGTAGCTATTCGCCAACATCAATGCAAAACTTATTTAAATTAGTCGCAAGAAATAGTGGCGATTATGTTTCTAGAAATTTAAAAGTTTCAATCGCGGATCTACGGGCTGCGCCAGATGACACTTCTGATACTCCATACGGAAGTTTTAGCGTTTTAATTAGAAAACTTTCTGATACTGATAACAGAATTGAGATTGTTGAACAGTTTAACAACTGTAACTTAAATCCGTCTTCTGATAACTTTATCGGTAAGAAAATTGGTGATAAATATTTAGAGTGGGATGATGGCGATAAGAGATATAGAGAGTTTGGAGACTATCCAAATCGCTCAAAATACATATATGCCTCTATTCCAGAAGACGTAAGACTTGGAAATACTGATCCTCGTTTTCTACCTTTCGGTGTGCGAGGACCAATTCAGTTTAAATCATTTAACGATACAACAGATTTAGAGGGTGATGGAACAGGCGGTCGCCAAACTCTAGTTAGTGGAAACTTTAGTAACTATGGAAATACCGGAGATGTCAGCTTTATCGATGGAGCAGAAATGACCAATGGTCTTATAGAATATGAGTTCCCGCAATTGCGAATGAGAGTGTCCGCTTCCGAGGGGAGCCCAGTTGATCCTTTAAATAGTTTCTTTGGTGTTGATACCACTTTTAATACAACTAGATTAAATAAATCTGTTAAAGATCACCTTAAAGTTTTTCCAAGAGATATTCTTAACTTTACTGCTGATGCGACACTTAATGAAATCTCATTTAATTTTACGTTAGATGATATTTGTTTCCAAGCTGGTGCGTCACCAGGTGTAAAATTCTATGCGTATAAAAAAGACGCTCGTGCCGCTCAAGAGAATGTTGATATAACTGCACGCGATGGATTAACTTACCTTCGTGGCACTGGATCATACACGGAGGTTCTTGATGCCGGAGTCGATAGATTCACAACAGTTTTTGCTGGTGGCTTCGATGGTTTAGATATTACAGAATCTGAGCCTTTACGTGAGGTTAACTACCCAGATTCTGGTGTATCGCCATCTAGCACCAATAGCGCAGTCTTTAATTCTATTAACGTCGCATTAGACTCACTAAGAGATCCAGAGGTTGTAGAATATAATTTAGCGGCAATGCCGGGTGTTGTGAACTCTACACTTAATACAAAATTAGTAGATATGTGTGAGTCACGCGGAGACGCTTTGGGTGTGATTGATATAAAAGGTGGTTTTACTCCACCGGAACAAAGCACTGCTTCGGCAGACAGTAGAAAGGGCAGCGTTGCCGAGGTTGTCAATACTTTAAAAACAAACGTAATTAACTCTAGTTATGGTGCTGCTTATTACCCGTATGTTCAAATTAGAGATATAAACAATGGACAAACTGTAACGGTTCCACCATCCGTGCCTGCGATTGGTGCACTGTCTTACAGCGAAAAGATTTCTGAGTTATGGTTTGCACCAGCTGGCTTCACACGAGGAGGACTGTCTGATGGTCGCGCAGGCTTACCTGTAGTTGGCGTGAAAGATAGACTAAACTCACGAGATCGTGATAAGCTTTATGAAAATAGAATTAATCCAATAGCGCAGTTTCCGGCAGAGGGCATTGTAATATTTGGTCAAAAAACTCTGCAAATTCAAGGTTCTGCTTTGGATAGAATAAACGTAAGAAGATTGATGATCTTCTTAAAGCGTCAAATTTCAAGATTTGCTGCTACGATTCTATTTGATCAAAACGTGCGTGTAACTTGGAGTAGATTTAGAGGGCAAGTGGAGCCATTCTTAAGAGGAGTCCAGGCTGGTCTTGGAATCACAGACTTTAAAATGGTTTTAGATGACACTACAACAACTCCTGATTTGATTGATAGAAACATATTATATGCTAAGATATTTATTAAGCCAGCAAGAGCAATTGAGTTTATTGCGGTAGACTTTATTTTAACTGATTCTGGTGCAGCTTTTGAGGATTAGCACTACTTACTAATAGAAGGAGACTAGATTAATGGCATTTTGGAGTGACGCAACAGTAGAACCTAAACGACAGTTTAGATGGTATTTTGTCTTGGGAGGTGGTATTGCTGCCCCTAATGAAAAAATTGAAACCTATGCAATTAAAACAGTCAAAAAACCTTCTTTTGCGGTAAGTGAGGTACCTCATCAGTTTATTGCGCACACGTTCTACTATCCTGGTAGAGTAACCTGGAATCCTGTCGATGTTACTTTCATCGACCCAGTAAACCCAGATCACTCTGCTGTTATCAGCAATCTCTTTGTTAGAGCTGGCTACAATGTTCCAAAAAATGAAATTGCCTCGTATACTTCTTTTAGTAAACAAAAATTTGTTGCTTCTGTAGGCACTCCCGAGATAATACAAATTGATGCCGAAGGCGTTGAAATTGAAAGATGGACACTAAACAATGCTTTCTTTACATCGATTGACTACGGGCAGCTAGATTATGGCAGTGAAGAAATGGTAATTAACTCAATTACTCTTAGATATGATTATGCCACACTATCAGAAACTGCAAACCCAGCGTCACTTTTAACTGGTGGCTAATAAGGTTTAATACATGGCTTTCTGGAGTAATCCTAACGCACAACCAAAACTATCATTTAAATACCTTGCTTCTTTTGGTTTTGGTCAGGATATAATAAGAACATACACTCTAAGATCTTTTCAAAGACCATCTTTTAGCATAGCCACATCCGAATACGTATGGTTAAATGACGTAAACTTTAAACCAGGAGTTTTGACCTGGAATCCAATAGAAATCACTCTGACAGATGGCGAAGGAAGAGAAGAAAATAATGCTGAGAAGTTATATGATCTTCTCAACAGATCTGGTTATCAAACCAATACTGTCAATCAACCTAGATCTACCATAGAAAAAGGAAAATCTTCCACAGCTTTGGGAGGGCAAATGATTTTTACACAAATAGACTCCGATTCTATACCGGTAGAAGAATGGATTTTAATAAATCCATTCATGGAAGCTGTAAACTTTGGTCAAAACAATTATGGAGCAGAGGAAATAATTACAATCTCCATGACAGTAAGATACGATTATGCACAATATAATTCATTTAGCTTTTAGTTAAAGAATTATTAAAAATAATTTATAATAAAGTAAACTAAAGAGGTTAAAATGTCAAGAAATAAAAATAGAGTTGCTGCACCTATTGCCGCAATACCACAGCCGCCGCAAGGGGTTCAACAGACTAGTCCGTTTAATTTTATCGTGCCCACTGAGCTGGTTGATATTCCCAGTAAGGGTGAATATTATCCGCAAGGGCATCCCTTACACAAGATAGATAACATTGAGATTAAACATATGACAGCGAAAGAAGAAGATATTCTAACCTCTCAAAGTTTAATTAAAAAAGGAATAGCTATAAATAAAGTACTAGAAAGTATTATTGTAAATAAACAAATAAAAGTTGATGATCTTTTAATAGGCGACAAAAATGCATTAATTATTGCCTCTAGGATTTATGGTTATGGTTCTGACTATAATGTGTCGTTAGTGTGTCCTAGCTGCGAAACTCAGTTTAAAACTACTGTAGATTTAAAAACTTTTAAAGCAAGAGAGATTCAATTTAATGATAACATCCAAGTAACAGAAAATAATACTTTTATTATTACACTTCCCAAGAGTGAATTTATTGTTGAGTTTAGATTGTTAACATCAAAAGATGAAAATTTAGTTAATAAAGAATTGAGTAAAGGTACAACCAACTTACTTAAATTAGTTGTTGTTTCAATTAATGGACAATCTGACTCTTTTTATATTGATAGAGCATTACAAGCTTTACCGATTTTAGATGCCAGTGTTCTTAAAAAGGTTTACGCCACTGTAATGCCCGATGTAGATATGAATTGTGACGTTGAATGCCCTCATTGTGGCACAGAGTCAAAACTGGAGGTTCCGCTTACTGCGGAGTTTTTTTGGCCTAACCTCTGATTACACAAAAGACGTTTATGAGCAAATGTTTTTTATGAATTATGTTGGAAATTGGTCTATAACAGAATTATACAATTTACCCGTAGGGCTCCGTAACTGGTTTGTTGAAAGAACCATCAAACAAAAAGAAGAAGAGCACGAAGCACTAGAAAAATCTACTCAAAAATCCAACCTAAGATAAACAATTTAAATCACTAATTATTGAAAAGGAGTTTTGTATAATGAAAGATCCCGTAGTCATTAATATAACTAAACAGAATTTGCTAACTGAATCCTCGATAGCGAGATTTGCTGCTCAAATAAAAGATATACTAAGAAATGTTTTATCTTTAGATGCATATAGAGCTATTATTAGAGAGGAGGACGAAGTAGAGCAGAAATATGTTATTAAGGGCTCTAAAAAAGATGTAATGGCTTTTGCTGATGCTTTAGAAAAAGAAAAACAATATGCAAAGGACTACATGGAGCACGGATTGGGATCTTCTGAACTTTCAGATACAAAACTAGAATTAGAAAAATCAATACACAGCTTTGAGAAAACCACAGGCGTTAAGTGGCCCATAGGATAATTTTTTAAATGGCGTTGACAGAAGAACAAAAACTAGAGCTAGAAATAAGACGAGCGGAACTAGAAAAGAAAAGAGCAGAACAGGCAGAGGCACGTCTAGCCGCACTCACAGATGAAGCAAAACAAGCAGAAAAAATAAGCACCGAGATTGATAGACAATTACGAGCCGAAGAAAGAAAAGTAGACGCTGCGCAATTATTAAAAGATTCTATAGATGAGCTAGTCGCAAAAAGTGCAATTTTAAACGCAGAGCAATTAAAACAATTACAAAATGCTGAAGCTATCTTAGCAGCCTCCGAAGCAGAGCTAGATGCCCTGCGGAAAAAATCAAAAGAGCAAATAAAACAAATAGGTTTTCAAAAGCGAATCGAAGCCGACGCGGATCAGATTTTAACAAAATTCTTTGGGATTACATCCGAAACAAAACAATTTGGAGAAAGCTTAAAACAATCTGGTGGCTTTACTAAACTTGTATCTGCCCGCCTTGGCGAAGCTAAAAAACAAGCTGCAGCGGTTGGTGGAAAAGCGATTGGTTTAAATATTGCCTTCCAAGCGGCAAAAGAGGCAACAGAAAAAATAGTTAAATCTCTTAAGGGTATGGCAGAGATAGTCACAGCGCCAACAAAAGAAGCAGTTAATTTTGATTCTGCTATAAAAAAAGCTGTGGACAGGCTGGATGAATTTAGAACTTCAGCAAGAGATTTACAGATATTAGATGCTGGTGGGGTAGATAACTTTAGAAAAAGCGCCGATCGGCTATCAAATACCTTTAGAGGAACCTCAACAGATGTTAGAGAATTGCGTGTCGAATTATTTAAATCCTCTAATCAATTTAGAGAATTAAAAGCTGCAAACGACCCAGCTGCCGACTCTTTAGTAAAAACTTCATTTCTATTGCAAAGAAGGTTAAATATTCCAATTGCACAAACTTCACAGTTAACGGAGACTCTAGCTCTTACATTTGGCAAGTCTGCAGAACAAACAGAAAACTTTGCAAAGTCGTTATCTGTTTTAGCAAACAATATGGGTTTGGATGTTAGAAAGGTGTTTGCTGATTTTCAGGCTCAAGCAAACAATCTAGCAAAGTTTGGATTACCAGATATTCAAGCAGAATTTCTAGAGTTAAGTAAAATTCAGCAAATGACCGGCATATCAATAGATACTATGGTTAGCTCTTTGGAAAAATTCACTACGTTTGAGGGTGCTTTAACTGCTGGCGCACAGCTGAACGCTGTCTTTGGCACTACTATTGATGGTCTAGAAATGATGGATACTGTAATTCAGAAAGGTCCAGTCGAAGGATTCATTAAACTAAGAGAGACACTAGAAGCTTCCGGCATACAAATAGATAAATTAAATTTTGCACAGATGAGACAGCTGACTAGCTCGTTGGGATTATCAGCAGAACAAATGAGAAAGTTTGGCGAAGTTTCAACAGATGAGCTAAGAAGAATTACTGCCGGTGCCATGTCTGGAGCAGAAGCAACAAAAATGCTAACTGAAGCTCAAGACGAGGGAGAAACCACCGCAGAGAAAACAAGAAAAACGCAAGATCAATTAATTAAAGTGTTAGATAAATTGGCTGAAGTTTTAGACAGAAGCAGGAGAGGATTGCTTAGTTTTGCAGAAGACATGCCACTGGCATCATCTTTTTTAGAAAAGTTTGGCAGCACAATTTTAACTGTAGCTGGTGGCATTGGCGGCTTCATGGTTGCAGGACCGGCTGGCGCTGCAGCAGGCGCTACTGGAGCAAACGCTTTAGCTTCCGGACTTGGGTTTGCACCTGGTGAAAACTATATAAGTAAACCAACCGTAGCTAGAGTTGGCGAAGTGGGAACGGAAAATATAATAAGAGCCCAACAAATTCCACAAACGGTTGCTAGTGCAACTGGGATGACAACAGTATTGAATACTGGAGATAAGGTTGTTAGAAACCCAACCGGTGGAGGACCAACAAACTTAACAATTAATTTGGTTGGCAAAGAGGGTAGAGTGCTTGATTCTACAAAACAAACAATTTCTGAGGGTGAGATGGATAAAGCTATATCACACTATCTTAACTCAAAGGTCAGCTTATTAAATTCTTAACTAAACTATTTATAACATGCCCGTAGGAAATGGTACCAGAGGTTTCGAATCCATATCAATAAAGCCCTTGCATGTTAGGGGTGCTAGTAGACTTTACTTTAATTCAATTGTTACAGAGTATTCTGACTCTTGGACGCCGAGGTGGACACCAACAAATGTCTATGGAAGAATGGACCCTGTTGCAACTTATGGCGGTACTAGTAGAGAGTTGGTTTTAGGTTTTCGTGTCGTGTCAGATGATAGATCTGAAGCAGTCGAAAACATGATTAAAATAGAAAAATTAATTCAATATCAATATCCAACCTACCAGACAGCTGGTGGTGGTGGTGCAAGAGTGTTAAACTCTCCACCTTATTTTGAACTCGTGTTTATGAATGTCTTAGACAGCTCCAGAAAAAATGGCTCTGTGCTTACTGGATATATCAATGGCGCAATACAAATTAATCCAGGATTCCAAGCAAAAGAACAATCTCAATTTTTTTCGCCTGGTTTTGATAAATTATACTTTTCTGATGTTACTATAACATTAAGAATGCAAGTTTTGCACGAAGGTCAGATTGGATGGATAGGCGGTAATTTTAGTCATCAAAGTTATCCTTATAACGTTGGCGCAGATGACATTGCACCTGAACCGTCAGTTTCAACTATTGACGCACAGGAAATTGCCGGACAAACCGCTGCAAATGCTAACAGTGGCGTTAACGGGGTAACACCGCAAGCAACACAAAATGCAACAAAAGCAGCAGAACAAGCAGCAAATCTTAATCAGTATAGACCTCAACTGACATTGGCAGGCATCAATCTGGACCTCGCCGACCTAGAACTAGAAGGTGGGAGCACACAGATATTTAGTTCAATTTTGGAATCAACACAAGGTAACTTTGGTGGCTCATTGGATGACCGCCCCGATGGCGGTACAGAATTTTAAGGAGAAGGATTAACTAAATGGCTGTAACAAGATTTAACGAACGAGCAATTCTAACAACAAAAGATGAGCAATATACCTACTCAGATATTTTTAAAAAAAGAGGTTTAAAATCTGTTGAAAACTTTGCCACAGCCGAGTTAAAATATCCTACACCCTCAGAGATTATCAACCTGAGAGAAGAGAAAGTTATTTGGACTGTTGGTACTAAATATTTTAAACTAGCTAAAGAGTACTATGATGATGAGCAATACTGGTGGGTTATTGCTTGGTATAATTTAAGACCCCTGGAAACAGATTTTAAACCAGGAGACGTAGTTTTGATACCGCTTCCGCTAGAGGATATCTTAACTGCGTATGAATTAATTTAATTAAGGATATATAATGCCCAACGCAGGATCAGTCATAACCAACGCTTGGTTTCAAAATAGAAGACAAGCTGAAGTATCACAGTTACTTGTCTACACTCAACAGCAAGTACCGGCATTTAGCGAACAATGCTTTCTATTAGAAAAAGCTGGTGAACTAGAAAGAGGAATTCAAAAAAAACAAATTATAGTCTCGCCTCCTGGTTCCACAAAAGGAAGAAAAAAAGTTCCAGTTAGACAGTTGGGATTAAAATACCCTTCTGATAATAATATATCTAGTAACAACGTACGACGACAAAGATCTAATTTAACTTACATACAAAAACTGACAAGACTTAAAAGACAGAACTTTTTTAAATATTTTAGCTTTACTCCAAGTGAAATAGCACAAATGGCACACAAAATTTCTGTTTCAGAAGTTCTTGTTGATCAAAATGACCCTTCATCGGTTATCTCTCAACCTATCATGAATAGACTTGAAAATCAAAAAGATTTTAATTCTGGTGCTGATTTATTAAAACCAAATGTAAAACGTCTTGGTGCTGGTATCGAAAGCATAGGTGTTAATTTTGTTGGAATTGATTCATTTACTAAAAAGCAAGTTGTTCTAAATGGTAAATTTTTCTTTCAAGACATAAAACAAATGATGTCTAGTCCATACGCTGGATTGTTCACCCTGGAAACCTCTAGAGAAACAAACAACAGAAAATATTTTAGATCAATAGATTTTTTTATTGGATGGAATAGCAATGCCAAAGGGATACAATCCGCAGTAGATCAACTTAATTTGAGAATCAGATGTCATTTGGTTAAATATTCTTTTGATGTAAGACAAGATGGCTCAATAGTCGTTGATGCTACGTATCGCGGATATTATGTAGATAGCTTCTCAGGTCCAGGAGCTAATATTTTAGAGTTGGCTAAGACAAGATTTCAACAACTAAAGCAAAGACAAGAAGAAATAGCTAAAAGAGCGAGAAGAATAAGAGGGAATAATGCTGAAAGAATTCGCGAAAACCAAAAAGATAAATTTCTTTTAGAACAGTTAGGAAGAGCCGTGCAGCGCTATTTTACTAAAATGTCTCCACCACCGGATATGGTATCATTTAGCATGCCGGCGGTAGCCAGCGCAGTTTATGATAGTATATTTGACAATGTTTACAAAAAAGTAGGAACAGGCACTGCTACAGTGGGTGATGGATCAGAATATGCTACTTTTATAGCTGCTGAATTAACAAACTCTACTTCGCCTTTGAGAACTGTTATTCCAGGCTTAGGAGGGACCACAGCGGGCTCCTCAGCAGAAGGGGCAGCTATAGTTAATTTTTTAACATCTACTGCTATACCTTTTGCTGATAATGTATTTAATGTAAGAATACAAAGCACCAATTTTGTGGGCGCTACTCCGAGCAAAACAGCAGCAAATCTTAGAGATGAAATGCTAGCAGCTATTGAAGATAAATCAAGAATAATAAACAACAATCTGCAGACAGCTAATACTGGTTTCGCTCAATCTCAAAAAACAGCTTTTGATGAGCAAATAAGAATAGCAAACGTAGCCAGACTTCAAGCTTTGCAGGAAATAGCAAAAAATTTAGTTAAAAAGGAAGATATAAAATATGCCGTTATAGATAGGCAGGTTGTAAGAAATTTCAAACTTAGTGCGGCATCGGGATCACCAAATGGTGTCGCAGCTGCATTAGACAGTGTAAAAAACGTTGCAAGTTATATATTTGATGAAAAGAAAGTTAAAGGTAGAATAAATTCAACACAATTTAATAAAGAAGAAAAGCAATTAATACCTTTTGTATTTTTGGGAAATTTATTAGAAAACCTTTTAAACACCCCAGCATTATATAAGCCAGACAAAAGTGGTGTTTTTAAACCATCAACGAAAGACACAGTATATAAATTAATGCAAAAAATCGGCTCAGATATAAGAATAGATTTAGGTTATCTTTCTTATAATGCCCCTTTCACGAGAAGAAGAATTAGACAACTTAAATTGTATTATTTACCAATTTCTTTAACTGAACTAAACAACTTTTTCTCTAGAGAAGTCATTTCCAAAGCTAGATCATTTTATTCTTTTAATGATTTCATAAACGACTTGCTGAAAAGAATGCTATCCGGTGTTTTTGCTGGATGTGTTAAAGAGTCTAATACAAAAAACTTTGCTGCCCCTAGAATAGATGTGATGATTGGAGATTTACGAGAAAAGTCTAAAAACGCAACACAGTTTTTTATTCATGGTTCAAAAGATACTATCAACGATTTAACCAAAGTAGGTATCAATAAAAGAACTTTTGGAAAGTATAATAGTAACATAAGCGCCAATATCCCACATTTTTTTGTTTTTGGTAAATCAACAGGTATTGAAAAAAATATCAAGCTTGTGGATATAGCAGACGATCAATTAAAAACAGCTGTATACTACAGTCCAAGATCGTCATTGGTAAATGAAATCAATGAAGAAACAAGCATGAGACATACAGGGTTTATACCGGCTGTTTTTCAAGCGGATATAGAAACAGTTGGATTTCCTTTGATGAACATTGGTCAATTAATTTATGTAGACTTAAAACCAACAATCTCAAAACAACAAGCAAAAACTAGACCGTTTGATGCTAGTGGTTATTACAGAGTTTATAAAGTTTCACATACAGCAAATAAAGACACTTTCTCTACTACTATAAGTGCGATTATACAAATTTCAGATAAAGACAAAAAGTTTTTAGATGGAGGTCTTGGAAGTCGCAGCGGCACAACTATTGGTGGGCAAGCTGGTACGGTAGCTGCCGGCGTAGTTGGTTCGGTTAGCTCCGCTTGGTCAAGGGCTACCGGCGCCGCAGCTGCTGCGCCAGCGGCACCTTCTGCTACAACACCAACACCAGGCGGCAAGTCTATATCGATCGTATTTGCTGCGGTCGACCCAGCTGATAGCGCCGCCATCTTGCAATTATATAACGGTGTTGGTATTGGTAAAAATAAAGGCTTTTGGAGTTCCGAGTTTAAGAATTATGCTAAGAAAAATACCGCCGCCCAGTTAGAACAATTTATCAGCATAAAACGTCCTGGTGAGCGACCTAACGGCGGTACTATCGTTGCGACTGGTATGGATTTAAATACATTTGCTGGTGGTGTTGTTCCCGGTCCTCGTCCACCGGGTATGGAAAGCTCTTTTGGTTTAATGAAGGCTAAAAATACTACTGAGTACGCCGAAGCACTAAAGAAGATACTTGCCGGAGAAGGAATTAGCCCCGAAGGGGCTATTAAAATGGCAGCGATAATAGAAGCGGCAGCTAAAGATGGGACCATAGAAGAAATAAACGACTTGGGGACCTCAACCCCTGGATACCTTATTTTTAGAGAGTTTGTCGATGGAGAAGTAGAAGTAATGTTTATTAGCATTACCTAGAGTAACTTCTAATTATATTATGTCTGAATATTTTCCACCTTTTTTAGCAAAAACCGGCGATCCAATTGCAAGTGGTGAGCTTTACGCACAAAGAAACTACTACAAAACAACTGTCGCAGCTTTTTTTAACAATGTTAATAACAATTATATAGATTT